TCCCCATAAATTTTGGGCCTTCGTCGTACCATTGTCCTAGGCGGGAGTCTAGGTCGTTGGTCCATGAGACTACATCGCCACGGTCGAACCCTAGTTCGAACATGGCTCTGGCGAATCTGTTGAGGAATCCGTGTCGTCCGTGTCCTGCTCCGTGTTGTCTGTAATATTCGACGGGGCCGTTGCGGTACATCATTAGTGCCAGTCCTCGTAGGCGTGAACCATCTATACGCATGAGTGGTTCTTTGCTGTAATCTCGGGGCGGTGGCAGGTCAGGTTCGGGGTCTTGGTATAGCTCTGCTGCTCGTTCTAGATCTTCTGGGGGGGTACGTTCTGCTTCGGCTCCTATTATGAAATCCCAAATGTCGTAGGTTTCTCCCGTGTTGGGGTTAAGTACGATTTGTCTGCCGTTGGGTCGTTGTCCTCCGTAGGGTAAACGTATGTAGTTTCCTGGTGGGCCGTCTAGCCAGTCTGATTTGGGGTATACGGCGTCGTAGTCACCACCTGCGAGTTGCATTACGGCTTGTAATGCTTTGCGCATGAGGGTGGTGCGGGTCCATTGTTCTGTGAATACCCATACGTGGTATCCCTTGCTTCGTGATCGTTCTAGCCATGCTGTGATTCCGAGGGCTTCAAATAGTTTGATTGCGTTTTTGGCAATGATTTCTGAATCTTCGTCGCCTTCGTCTATGTCGATGGCACCCCATTTGCACATCCATAGTTCTCGTTGCATTTCGTGGTAGACGGGTCGCGCATCTAGCTCGGTTGTGGATTGCACGAACCCTGCTGGCCCTGTGTGTTGTTTGTGGGGGTCATAGACCATCGGATAGATCCCGATCATCTCATGGCCGTCTAGGTGCCTCTCAAGGGATTCTGTGGATACGGGTACCCATCGGCACCCACCAGAGTCGGTGCCGTGCGCATACGGGAACCCCTCGAACACGTTCCCAAAGACTTTTGCGGCGTCGCTATCCATCGAATGTCCCTTGTTCCCAAGCGATTCCTGGTTCTAGGATACGTCCACTGCTGTCTATGGTGAGGTTTACCTCAGCTTTTTCCCCATCCCCTGCCTTGTTTTTCCACAGGCCAGCGGAAACTTCGTCCTCATAATAGGCCCGAGTTTCCTCATCCAAGTTCGTGTCATCCCAACGACGCCACGTTTCAATTAAGAAATGGCTTTCACTTGTGGATGCGTACCTGCCCGCCTCCAAACCACCAGCCTTGCCACGGTTCCCCGTGCCCCTGCCTGATTGGTGGATGATGACACCCACCAATCGCCAGTCAGATACCAGTTGTTTGAATGATTCAATCTTGGCTTGGACGCTGGCTGCGTCCCCCGATTCTCCTCCTCTAATCAGTTCAAGGAAATCGTAAACCAAAACTTCTGGCCGTTTACCTCCCCAAAGAGTGGTGGACGCAATGCGTAACGCTTTGTCTAAGTCGTCCACGCTCATACCTGTGGACTCGAAATGCAAATTGGTTTCGTCTTGCATGATTTGTTCGACCCGTTCCCATGCCTTGGGATCTTCGCGGATCAGCCGAGTGATCCATTCTTTCTGGTCATACTCCAAACGAATAGACGAGTACCGTCCCCAAAACATTGTTTCCGTTTCATCGGGGCTGACCCACAGGGTGCGATGGTTGCGGTTCTTGGCAACCATGTTCATCGCCAGCAACGTTTTTCCTGTATGCGATCTACCTATCAAGGTCACTAACTGCCCTGGTCTGGCCCCGCCAAGTGTGGCCTCATCAAAAGACCTGACCCCGAAACTCCATTCATTACCAGCACGTAGGTCATGCCGCATACGACGAACTTGTTCGCCTTTAGAAGTAAATAATCTGCGTAGATCTTCGGGGGAAACCCCCTCAACCACAGGTGGTTCAGTTTCGGGAGGAGCGGGTGCGACCGCAGAAGTCGCCCCCGCCACAAGTTTCCTTGCTTCCTCCAAACTGATTTCTTCAGCCACTAATCCCAGCTAGCCAACCCTGCGGGTCCACTGGCTCAGGACGCTCAGGCCACGACCACGGGGTGTTCTTCTGTAGTCCAGCGAAGTAACCACTCTTACTTGCAAGAGGATGGTTACCGTCGCCTTGACCAACAAAGGCTTGCCCATCTTCACCGACAGACAATCCTTTTTTGAGTTTGAAGTCGCCTAGTCCACATTTTCCTGTTTTGGTTTGCGGAATGTCTTTACCTCGCATCGAATCTGCCCAATAGTCGCCAGGAAACTGACGAACCCCTGTTTGAAAGAGCTTACGGATTGCCTGGTTATCCATAAACGCAGAATCTTTGGACGCATACACAACACCAGCATTCTTCTCAGCCATAAATATTTTGTGCACTCCGTCGTAGTCATCATCATCTAGGTACAAGCTCTGCTTACGAGTCCCACCTGTGAATGCCTGATTCACTTTCGCTACAGCTTGAGCTTCTAGCTGTACCGCTGCTGCTACTGGAGCAAGTGATCCTAATTGGGTTTTGACATCCGTAAGGATGTTCGTCAGCGCTGCGGCATTATCCGTCAACGTCGTCAAAATATCCTCGTTAGGATCTGTGGTGTTCATTGTTACCTGCGCTGCTGTCAACTCGACAGCACCTTTCAGGATCACTTGGGCTTCTATACTCTCCCGCTCATGCGGTTCCATTGGTTTCCATGCCATATCAGTTTGCGCCTCCTATTGTTGCGCCTTTGCACCGTGCCCACGCTGGGCACCATTTCTCGGAGCACCACCAACCATCGTCACCAAGCGGGTACGTTCCCACTTGCTGTTCCACGATGCGGCATAACCCCAAGACCTTTTGACGTAACCATTCAGTATGGTTTTTGTCTCGAACTATATCCATGCGACCAACCCCTTTAGGGTGCATGATCGCATAAGAGAAATTAGAAATGTCTTTTGCCCAGCAGTAGGCCATTGACTGAACATCCCATCTTTCGTACTGCCATTTCTCCCTGCTGTAGTCACGGCCAGGGAACTTCCAGTCCCACAGCCTGTCCTCTTCTACTAGGTCAATCGTCCCTGAGAAGTTGACGATCCTGCTGTCATCTTCATGGAAAGGTAAATTGAAATATTCTTCGACTGCTACTGGCTTTAGGCCAGGCAGAACTTCGGTGCGCCACGACTCGATCTTGCGTAGCCCCGCTGCGTAAGCGCTCTCACCTGAATAGCTGTGCCACACCTCTATGGTGGGGAGTAGCTCCTCCCAATGCATCTCAAATGCGTCAACCATGTCCTGCTCAGTCATCTCTCCTCCCCCTATGCGGGTGTTGAGAGCGTCCTCTGCGACTGCGTGACAGGCAGTACCCAGTGTGGCGGCGTCTTTTGTTTCTTCGCTTACAAGTCCAAAGATAGTGTTTCGGAATCTTTCTAAGCACATATCGGCGGTCTTGATGGAGGATTGGCGAACCCAATCGTGGACCCATCGTCCGTCGCTGTCTCTGTGTAGTGGATATTTCTTCATACATCTAGTTTCTCAGGAGGGTGTGACACTGAGTTGGTACTGAGTATCCCCCAATCACCTTCCATGATTGGGGGGCACTTAGTAATTACTGAGTATAGCGAACACCTGCCTCGCGCGCAACCAACGCTACAGACGTTCGGTGTCTCAACTGGTTTCTCGTGCCTTCAAAATCTGTTCCCTAGTGAAAGCATCGTGCTCGATTAGGGGATTGTCTCGCCGCACCCCGCCACGGGGTTGGCGTTCTTTCTTGTACTTAGACCAAGCATTCTGGCATCCCTCGCATCTACAACCGTTGCTGTAATGGTTGCGGGAGGGTTCACCTTTGCAGTTATGCCGTCTTTTTCTTGGCGTTCGTGCTTGTCCGTAATTTAATTTCGGCAAGTTCTTTCTCCAATTTCTTAACTTGGGCAGTTAGCGCCCGTTTATCTACCAATAACCGTGCGCATTTGATTCGCATCTTACGCATCATGCTTGCGTCATTAGAGTTTTCTCTAGGTGTAGTCAATTCCAGGTGGTCAGGATTACAACATGCCTTGTTGTAACAATCGTGATGGACTTGCATTCCTTCTGGTGGTAGCTCACCTCGCGAGTACACCCACATCATGCGATGTGTTTGCACATTGTTTTTTGTGCCGCACTCACGGGCAATTACTTTAGAGTTGACCAGCCCGTACCCTGCCTGTAATTGGGTGCGTTGCCACAGGATGCACCCGTAGGGGCTGATCTTGATGTACCCGTTGGCGGGGTTCATGTACCACTCCACTCGTTCTTTGAATGTCATGCGTTGCATGGCGTTCAAAGGAATGTCGGTACGTGGGTGCCCATATAATTTGAAATGACGGTTGTGCCCAAAGCACAACGGCAGTATCCCATCCACCGACCCAGGACCAGTCCAGGGTTTACTTGATCTTCGTGTGCCTACACATTTGGTGCCATCGGGCATGACGGCCCCGCATTCGCCACGTTTCAACCATTCTGTTTCACCTCGTCTGGTCATGCCGCTACCCGTTCCTTAGGTGGTATCCATTCTTCGTGAAGCAACTTGTCACACTTGGA